ATGATTATTCTTGGTATTATTGCAACATTAGCAACCTTTGTCTTTATTACAGCATTGATTTTTATCTTCTTTGAAAAAACTAAGAAAATAGGTAAACAAATAGCTCCAATAAGCCTTGTTTTGGCTTTATGTCTTTTTTTCATTATGGGTACGTTGAATCGAGAATCTCACAAATCCAAAACCGAGGATGTCACTGCTGCCACAGAAAGCACAGAAGAGGAGCCAATGTATTCTGAAGACGAGGAAGACTCTGACGTTCAGAGTAGTGAGGATAACCAAAAAGAATTTAACTTTAGCCTTGAGGAATTTGTACAATCTTTCAATGAAGCGACTCAAGATATTGAAAGTAATAAAGATATTGAATCCACTGGTCTCAATCGTATTAAAAAAGATAATATCGGAGATTTTGAACTTACCGAAGCCAAAGATGGTACAGTTTACACCAGAGAACTGAAAACAGAAACTGATAACTCCGGTGGAACTTTCACTTTGGAAGCATGGTATGACAAGAATCATAAATTCTACCGTTTACATTTATCCACTTCTGGTCCAGAAAATATGGCTTCTCAAATAGGTCTGGTTAATACACTTGCGGTTTTTCATGCTTTAGGAATTGATATTAAGCATGTAAACGATCTTCTAAAAAGCGAGCAAAATACACTTGAGGTATTTGATGGTGACTATCTTGTTACACTAGCTAAAATTCCTCAAATGTCGTTAATTATAAATATTGAACCAAAATAAAAGCCCCTTTTGGGGGCTTTTTCTTATTTCAAAAGCGTTTTACTTAAACCATTTTTCCATATTGTCCAGACACATACAGGCGTTTGCCGCCGTGGATGACTTCCCAATAGCCTTTAGAGTTGTTTGAACCTTTAACAGAACCTGAGATGTTAATTGTCTTGCCGAGACCAATTGTATCCACATTCTTGGCGTTTTTACGGTCTGGTTTGTCCATAATAATGGCTGCACTTTTCACACCAACAATTTTAATTTTGCCTACAGACTTAATACCTCCGCTAGTCTTGTTTGAAGGTTTAGCAGGAGCAGATTTTGAAGGGTTTTTTCCTAACTCTGCATCGCTCTTGATATATCTTACGTTAACGTAACCACTGTATGTGGCTCCTTTAGAATTGGTATATTTAATGTAACCCCAACCATTTTGAGTCGATCCTTTTTTATATTGGACAGTCGAACCTTTAGGAAGAGTAAGCACAATAGACGAGTTGGCATTGCGTTGAGTTCTCACATTAAGGCTGTCAGCAACAACTGTATTTTTAATATAAGATTCTTTTGTTTTATCAACAGGAGAATTTACCGTTTTAGACGGGGCGCCGCTGATACCTGCTTTAAAGGAGTCCCATCGATCAAGCAGCTTGCGCGGACAATACTTGCCGGACCAGTGCTGGTGAGGGACCACGTTTGCAAGTGAAATCCCCTGCTCCTTCATGAGCTTTTTGATCAGCCATTGAGCATTCGCCATGGCTTTCTCAAAATCTCCATCGCTATTCTCACAGATTTCGATGCCGATAGATTTCCGGTTCCCGGTTCCGCGGTTTCCGTCTCCCGCGTGCCAGCCGTTCTCATTTAATGGCAGATGCTGATAAATCTCTTTGTCGTCTACTGTAAAGTGCCAGCTGGTGGGTGTTTCCGGATTTTTCTCATAACGGGCGTGCATGGCTGCGCTTGCCCCTTTTGCCGTGTTCGCCGTGTTGTGAACTGTGATGTATGCCGGGTTCATCGCATATCCCGGTCTGTTATTGTGTCCCACTGGAATAAAGTCTTTTGTGATTTTCACCATGTTTCATCGTCTCCTATTCTGTTTTGAAATATAAAAAAGCAGCCCGGTTTAACCAGCTGCCTGATCGTCTTTTTCTGTTTTCTGATCGTTGTCGCTTTCAATTACGTGAAGCCGGTCAGTGATGACGGCCGGAATTTTAACGCCGATCTGCGCCAAGTTTTCTGTGATGGACAGGCCCTCATTTGCAATATAAAAAAGAACGGTCGCAAAGGTCAGGACGCCGTTCAGATCCATAATCGTATCAATAGCATTCGCCACAATAACCACAAGGAAACTGAGCATCTTACGCACATAGCCGAACCATGCGCTACGGCTCCGAAGCTCCTTGAATTTCCATGCCTTTATCACACCGGTAATGATGTCAATGATGTTCAGCACCAGCATTAAATCAAGATATTTCACTTCCCCAAAAAGATATGCTCTTGCGATCTGTAAGCTCTCAAAATTCATCCACACGTATATTCCCTCCAATTGTTATCACCTCCTTCGAGGCAAAATAAAAAACACCTCTCCGGGTGTTGATCAGTTTGCGGCGCCGCCTAAATCCACACTGACAGGCTGTTTTGTCATCGGATAGGTTAAGCCGGTTATTTGTTTGTATTCATCTTCTGTAATTCTTCCCCACTCCACAAAACGGGCCACGTCTGCATTACTGTAATACTGCGGCCCCCATCCGTAGATGGTTTTAACGCTTGTAAACCAATCCATCATACCCCTTTCCCTCCCTCCGCCAGCATTAGATAAAGATTTGCAATCATTTGCGCTTGTGACTCGGCCAGGCTCTGCGCTTCCGCAAGCTGCGTTGTAATGGCCGCATTCTGAGCTTTCAATTCATCTACGGGAGAAAGAACCCGTCCGCTTTCAATTTGCTTTTCCAAGGATTTTTTCTCTTCCTCTGTGGCCGCCTCCGTCCATATCTTCTCAGTTGGATGATACATCGCCTTTATAAAAGAAGGAGGCTGGACCATTGTGCAATTATCAGGAATTGTATAGTTTCCTTCTTCATCAGGCTCAATTGGAACGGGTTTGGTCAAAATGAAATTTTCATCGTACTCATAAACCTGAATCATGCTGTCCCTCCTTCCTGAAAGCCCACGACCACATCCAGATAGTAGCCTCCGCCCATCTTACTTGAGTCCGCCGGGTCCGGGTATTTTATTTTCAAGTCTCCATCATCATAAATGATTAAATTGGCTGTGCCGCCTGTACCACTTAACGGCACTGTTATAACGGAACCGCCAGCAGGTGCGTATTCCGCGGGGATGGAGCCGAATATAATTTCGGCGTCTGTTTTCACATGCCCCCGTAAGATTAAAAACGCCCCCCACTTTGCATACATCGGTGTCCGCGTCCCTGCGGTGGCTCCGTTCTTCAGCATGATGTTTGCATAGGTGGCAGCCCCGTTCCATATCTTCCGTTCAGCTGCAGAGGTGTGCCTCTCTTGGTTGTAGTTATGGGCTTTGAACTGCCGGGTCATATCATCCCAATAAGCTTGATCTTCGGCCGTAACGTGAATGTCAGTGTTGCTGGCGTGCGTGTTTACTTTATCCTGAGCACCCGAAGGGGTTTCCTTGGCGTCCCAAGCCTTCCGATCTGCTGCAGAAACATGCTTTTCTTGATCGTTCGCATGGGCGTCTACTTTCTTTTGCGCGCCGGAGGGGGTTTCCTTGGCATTCCACGCCTTTCTTTCGGCAGCCGTAATATGCTTTTCTTCATCATTCGCATGTTCATTTGTATAAGCCTTGGCCTTTTCCTCTGCAGCATTCGCTTTTTTCTGCGCGCCCTCTTTCGTTTCAATAGCTTCCAGATCGGCAAATTTCTTCTGTAATTCCTCGACAGTCTGACTGATTTCTTCGACGATGTGGTTTATCCCGTCTCTCAGCGTTTCAAAATCATCAATGTAATAATCAGCTGTCGGAACGATATTCTGATCCTCTAACGTTTTGGCGATAGAGAAAGTAAAAAATGAAGTCGCCAGCGCTTGGCCGTTCGTGTAATATAGTTTGATTTCCGCCTTAACCGTTCCGTAATGCTTGAGTTCTGCATTGGACAACACATATTCCGCTGTGCCGTTTACCTTGTCAGTGATGGTGAGGCTCTTTTTATAAAACGATCCATCATCATACAGGAGGACAATTTTTGCATCTACGGCTGACAGAGGCAACGGCACACCATCCTTTGTAAAAGAAAAAAACAGCTTTGCGCTGCCAGTGTCCTGCGTCATAAATTGTATATTTGTACTCCGGCCATTGATTGGATTTGTATTAATGTTGATCGGCACGCTGCCCGTTTTATACATCGTCGCTTATCCCTCCTTAGTGCTGCGGTGTAACCATCATTTGCGCCACACCGTATCCTTTTTCCGCATCGTACGGGGATTCAAATCTCATCACGGTTCCGTATCCGCCGCTTTCCGCCTTTGTCGCGATGCCGTCAACTGCTGAAACACTGTCACCGACGTTAACGGTATCATCAACGCGCACGAACACTTGACCAATTAATCCAACAATATGCCACTCGTCTCTTTCCTCTCGAGGCCTATACTCGGCTTCGGGGTCATAGTTCGGGTTCTCAGCTGGAATCGTAAAGATATCATCGCCATCAAATACTTCCCGGTAGATAATGCCGCCAAATTCATCACGGAGAAAACGGTCATTCCAATAGAAAGCAGCACCACCAAGCACAACACCGGCCGTCTTGGAAACGACGCCGAGTATTTTATCACCTTCTTGCGCTTTTCGAATTTTGTCGCCCTCTAACGCTACAAGATAAGACGCTTCAATCATGTTCCCGTCAGCTGATTCAAAATACTCCGCCAAGTCTTTTAAATTCGAGACGCTCTCGATGGCGCCAGTGGATCGGACTGTTCCTGCCTTTGCGTTTAATTCAATTTTTTTATTGGCCTCAGAGGCTTTGCCGTTTCCATGGCCTAAAGCCAATGTGTAAGATTTACTATTCTTTGTGGCCTTCGAGAACATGACACCCGAGGACGCCCCGTCTCCTGTTGTGTGAGAATCGTATGAAAACATGACACCGTTGCGCGATCCTTCCGAAGAGGAGCCACCTGCATTCCCTGCATGAAAATTGCGCTCTCCCTTCGCATACGTCGGTCCAGTACACGCAATGATTGCACTGTATTTCGTAAGGGCATGGCCGGACCCGGAAGCTGCTCGAAAGCCTCCTTTGACGTTATTCGGAACCACTGAATGCTTTTGTTCGGCAATGACGGCCGCGTCCTTATAGCCGTAAGCCCTGACAAGAAAAATATTGGTTTGGGTGTTCGGAGCTGTGACGCCAGCCGTGCCGCTATCCACGTGCAAAAGGCCATTTAACAAGTTGACATTATAAACGCCGCCCCCTACCCCGATGCCATTTCTTGCTGAATCATGAATAACGAAATCAGAGATAAACACATCATCAGTCCTCTGATCGCCGCCAGTAATATGGATGTCATATTCAGCCTTTTTAAATCCCGATATATGCAAGTTATTGACAGTTATCTTCCTGCTTTTGTACTGGAAGGCGATCATTGAACCGCCTTTGTAATCATACATTGGATCACCGATTGCTTTAAAACCGATAATCTGAACACGCTGATACGCTGAGACCACGAGAGCTTTCGGCTCCAATCCCTCATAAAGAGAATTGAAAACGGGTTCCCGAGATGTGCAGTCTACTAACGTCACATCACGAGCCGTCTCACTCCAAGGGTCTTTTACAAGATGGTGATCAATATGCCGTAAATCAAATGAGCGAACGTCACGAAATGATTCATGACCACGAATGTGAACGTCACTCGGTGCCGGCCATTCCTTATGAGCTTTTACCTCTATGCCCCGCACATTCCCCTCTGTATAATTATCTATAACCCAGACATGCTTAGAGCCGTCGTCCACTTCAATTCCGTTTGAATTGGCTCCCCCTTTACGGTGTGCAGTGCCGCGGGGGTTCGTCATCACATTATTTGTGATGAAAATATACTCGCTGTAATGGGTCGTAATGCCGTCGTCACCATATCCCGAACCGACACACTTGTCGATCCAAATATATTTGCTCCCCGTTGCCGTGTAATCTTTTGCTGTAATGTCATAAGAAGGCGCTGATACATCAAAACAATGTAAGCCGGGATTAATGCCTTCAACGCCGCGCGCAATACCAAACTTTACTTGTGCGAAAAGAAGACAGCTTGAATGTACACCTCCGGTTGCGCCTACTCCGCCCTGACGATCAGGATTCCAGTCAAGCGACATACCTTCCACAACGATATTCCGGTTGCCTTTCGCATGATCAGCATTTGTGACAACCCACTCACTGGCCGGGGTGTCTTCGTGCAGTTTTAGCGTGGTGACGCCCATGCCCTGGCCGATCAAATATGTCCATGACGGCAGCTTTACGCCCCTTATCACGTATTCTCCGGCTGATAGATTGAGCCGCACCTTTCCGTTTCCGATCGCTCTTTTGAATGCTTCTGTGCTGTCTGTCTCCCCGGTAGGGTCGGCCCCGTAGTCGTCTACGTTAACGTTTCTGGTGATCTTACGTAGAAGTTTGTTATATTCCTTATCAAGACGCTCTTTCAACAGTGGGGCAATTTCCCCATCAGCAGTAACACGGGCATCCACTACTTCTTTTACATTTGTCCCGTCGGCATTAAGAATGAGATTACGGACCCGGTTATAGAGTCCGTCAATATAAGTTCGTAAAGAAAAGCCCCCGTGATCAATTTGCTCAGATGTATGCGCCGTAGCAGCTTTCTTATGACGAGTAATTTCACTTTCAAGTCCGTTTACGCTACTTTCGATCGCTTCCATATCACCAGATAGCTCATCCTCATAACGAGAGTTTCTAGTGGTATCGTAATTTTTTTTCAACCTCAACACTGTATTCACTCTCCTTTTCGACAAAATAAAAAACGCCTATCAAAGCGCTGTCAGTATTTGATCAATATATCGTTTTTGTTCTCTCAGCTTCTTCGCCTGATTCACCGCAATATCTTGTATGTCTTTTCTGAAATTGGCAAAAGTCAGCTTCGGGCTGCTGTATGGATTTAGCGGATTGTATTGAATCGTTAAGAGCCGCACATCATCCTCATAAGTCGTGCCGTCTGCTGTGTCGGCTAAAATGTGGACTGTATCACCTTTCCAGAACGGCTTTTCAATTTTGAGCAATTTCGGTTCGTATACATATTGATAATCCACACTGACGACTGTTTCCGGATATGGATTCACATGTTTTTTCAGCGCAGAAACCATGCTACCCGACTTTTTTATAGTTTCGTCTCTGATCGGGTCGGCCCACTTCGGTTTCCCTTCCCGCAGGAATTTCTTTTCCTCTGGATGGATATACAAGATCGGCTCAAATACGTATTTCGGTTTTTTGTCTGTGCTCTTACTGTCTTTAGACATCGCACCATATCCCCATGCACGGGTAGAGCAATTTTGCGAGTTTGTTTTGATACTGATGCCCGGCATATTGTAACGAGAGTCAAATGTGAAAGGAATCTCTTTCCCCATTTTCTTATATACATGAATTTTATAATTATCCACGTCAAGCTCTAACTCATAATCATTTATGAGCTGATCTATTAATTCAGTGGAGTTTTTATCACCGAAATTTTCTTCTTCAGCGGTAGCGAATTTACTTTCAGGCTCTTCCAACACATATGAAAAATCAGTACCTTTTAACGCAATGTCAAAGGCCTCTTTTACGGTCAGTTTCTTCGTTACTGTATCATCCACTCGATTCTCAGCAAGCAGAACGGTAAAAATGTGGTTGGCCGTGATTGTTTTTGTCAGGACGTTTTTAGTCTGCTTCAGGTCTACATCTGTAATATAGTATTTTTGTTGTTTGAATCTCCTTTCGTCAATGTAAAGAATATTGTCGTTGATCAGTAAATCGAATTCAGTCGCATTGCTCTCTGTTTTGGTAATTGTAAAGGTAAAGCTCTTTTTTCCGGTAGTATCGTCTGTAAGATCAACGATCACGCCTGTTACTTCCACAACGTCATTTCCGTCTTTCGTGGAAACATGCAGTTGAGGAAAGTCCACATCTGACGGCAATTTTTTATTAAGAGGGATGTCGTTACCCGCGTATTCTTTACTCGGAAAGCTCGGTTCCTCTTCCGGGGTCTCCGGGGATTCTGGATCATCAGGCTCGTTCGGCAATCCTGACGTATCGTCATATTGCATCAACTTATACTGTTCGACCATGGTAATTAATTTATTAGCATAGTTGATGTCTGTTGCGTAGCCAGCTTTTTGAACGGCTCGGCATGCTTTTTTATAATCCGTTTCCCCTACCACTGCTTTATACCGATCAAGACGATTATATAAGCTTCCCAGATCGACCAAACTCTCAGCGTATGAAGGGTACTTTCTGAATTTAGCTTGTACCCTCTCCACATTTCCGTATTTGTCCTGCTCGCTGGTCCACATCAACACGTATTTTCCGTTATAGGTTCCCTTTATCCCAAACAAATTGTTAGCTTGTTTGGAAAGGCCGCTCGTGCCGAACCCACTTTCCAGACAGCCTTGAGCAATGACAAGGCTAGCAAGGACGTTATATTTTTTGCGTACCTTTTGCGCCCCCGGTACCAGGCTTTTAATAAAGTCAGCCGCAGCCATGTCATCCCTCCTTACTTATAATAAAAACGAGTATCAAATAAAATTTCAAAGTCATTTGAGTTTATAATTTCAAAATCGTTCCATCCTACATCCAGTGTCGGCAGACGGCCGGATGTTTTCAGACGCTTATCCCCGATTACAGTGTACTGTCTGATGAATATGACTTTTTGCGAGCGTTTTAGCTCCTGCTCAATTTTCAATTTTTCCCCGTTCGTTCGATTCGCAATGGTTACGTTTGTCCCTTTGGCCCACAGATAGACGTTATAATCATGCTGCAGAGTGTTGACCGCGGCGCCGCCGGGATTGTAAACGCTGAATCGTTTTTGGTTCTTGAAATGATATTCAAGATCATCTCTCCGAAGGATTCCCATGCCGGGACTCCAGTGCTCTCCATTGAAATTCTGGATGGTAGAAGAGGTATATTTCGACTCGGCAAGCCCCAGAATGTCAGTGAAATCTACTGTAAATGTGGCATGGTTTTTCTGTTTGTCCTTAGTGATAGTAAAATTCCCGTCACACGTAACAAGGAATCGACGGTTAGGTAGAAGGTCCGTCGAAATATAATAAGGAAACGGCTGCACTAACAATGAATAAAGTTCATGCCGGTTCTGATAAAAAGTTTCGGCAATGACGGAATCTAATAAAAAATCAACCTTGATGCCTCTCTCTTTATACACAACGTCCCGGGGGTGTTGCGGCAGTACTAAACCGTTTATCCTTGGAAGTGTTGTTGTTTCTCGTTCAATATTCGGCGAGTCAGGCGTAAAGCTGCGCACCTTAAAACGAGGGAGAATGCGTGATAAGCTTTGCTCCCCCATACCGTTATTAAAATCAATATATAAATCTAGCATTATGATCTGACACCGCCTTTATAGGCATTCTGGTTATATCGGTCTGCAGCTTTCTGATCAAGTATCCTACCATCTCCTTTTTCAAAAGCGATCGTCGCAATTTGTTGGCCGTCCATATGTACCGCAGCCGGATGGATGATAATAGGCTGCTGAGGTATCACGGCCTGGCCTGCCCCACCAGACTGTTGCTGTGACAGGAGTGTGATTAGAGCATCGAGCTTTTGATTTAAGGCAGGCGTGTCAACTTCATTCCGGATGGTAAGCTCTGACTTCATTGAAATGAGCTGATCAGCAGCCCCCTTTATGTTGAAAGCCATCTGATTTAATTCCTGCTTAAACGAGGTCATCGCGTTCTGCGCCATAAAAGCAGCACTTTGTTTTACGTTTTTGGCTTTGTCCTCTATCCCTAACGCAAACCCATCAGAAAAGTTGTTTCCTTCCGCTTTTGTTAGTTTGGAGGGAGAATGGGAGTCAATAGATTTCTTTAAAGACCTCAAGGCGGATTTCCCCAAGTTCCACGCCGCGCTGAAGAGAGAGCCGTTTTGCGATCCCATTCCATTTATAAAGCCGGTTACAAAATCAGAACCAACACTATGTGTCTTAACGCTTTTCAGCCCTGTTTTTGCGCTGTTTGCAACACTTTTTCCGGCGGTATTTGCTGAGCCTTTTTTACTAAGAACGCCGCTGGCTAATTCAGTTCCGGCCTTTTTACCGCCTCCGCCGTCTGAGGTTTTGGCTAAATTGCTCGTTACCGATGAGCTAAGAGAGCCGGCCGCAGATGTATTGGCGCCTTTGGTAGACGTTAAACCAGCTTTATGCTTATTCCCTTTATTTTGTCCTGCTGCATTTGCTTGCCCGCCGCCTTTCCTCATCTCGCTTAAAGCAGATTGGAGTACAGACGCCCCCGCTTGTGCATTACCGGGCTTTGTAGAATTGATACCGGTACGAAAGGCATTTCCTTTATTTTGTCCGGCTTGTGCGGGCGTGGTATTATCTGCGGAAAGTGAATTGTTAAGGGCTTGCTGCAAGACCGTTCCCCCACCAATAACTGCTGGTGTGGACTGCTTCAAGCCAGCGGAAAAGTCCTCAGCAACCTTCTTTCCTGATTGCCCGGCATTTGTAGGTTTGTTTAATTCATTTTCAAGGTTAGCAACCATCTGAATGGCTTCTTCACGTGCATCTTCTGCTGACAACCCTATTCCTTGGTTAAACTCTTCCAAACCTTTTTGTACCTTCTCGATCGCTTGCTCTTTGCTGTTTCCTAATTCCTGCAGAAAGTCTATTTGCCGCGCTGCCCATCGTTCTTTCCAATTGGCATCATTTTCATCAAATTCTTGCACCATTCCCAGAGAGTTAGTAACAAATTCTTTCTGCTTCTCAAAAGCCTTCCCGGTTTCAAAATCAAGCAGTTTTCCATCTCTAGACATTTTAGAGAAAAGAGAGCTTAGGTTCTTTTCGTATTGAGCAGTATTTTGTGCAATTGCCTCGTTGTTTGCGGCTACTATCCCTGCTAATGCAGCTTTTCTTTGCTCGGGTTCCATATATCCCTGCGCAAATAACTTTTCAATCACAGTTTTGCTGTGCTCCATGTCTTTCTGCGCTGCCTTTGCACCATCTTTATAAACTTTATTAATATCATTGTAGTATTTTTGAGCTTGTTTAAAGGAGAGCTCCCCTTGTTGTTCTGTTACAGCCTTTTGCATAGCCAAAGCCTCTTTTTGATTGGCTGCAAATTTACTGCTGGCCTTTGCGAAGTAAGAGGTAATTTCATCAAATCGTTGTCGCTGAGAGGCATTCATATTAGCTAAAATAAGCCCAGTTTCTTTTTCTAACTCTCTTAATTGTTTAAGTTTATCCCTAGCCTCTTGCTTATCTTTATCAATTGAGCCAACTATCTTATCAGTCATCTTTTCGCCAGCTTTTTTGGTTTTTTCGCTGGTATTAGCATAGATCCCTTTTAAGACGACTAAAGCATCCTTCTTTAACCCCTCAAGTTCTTGGATGAGTTGGTCCCGCATGTTGGAATAAGTTTGAACTATATCAGATGACATTTTTTCAGCTTCTGAACCCGATACCCGGGTCAATTCAAATAGCTGTAGTTCCGCCTTTTCCCTTAAATCCACATAGGCGGAAGCAGATTTTTGTGTTGCTTTAGAAACGCCCTCGCCGTATAGCAAGGCGGATTCTCGCGCCTCTTCTTGTTGCTTTTTCTGGTTCTTCAATTGTTCAGTGTAAGCGTATGTAGCAACCGAAATACCGCCAAGCAGCGCTGTGCCTCCGACAATCGCAAGGCCAACAGGACCGGTAAACGCTAAAAGCGCCCCTATTCCAGCTGTAAGCGTGGCGACGGCTGTCGTAACCCCTAATACACCTGTCGCCAGAACGGCTGTTTTCGCTATGGTTTGCACGGTGCCGGAATCCAGATTATTAAACATCATAATCAAGTCGCTGCCCTTGTTTGCTAAATCGCCCAGGGCAGGCAAAAGGCTTTCCGTCAGTTTGATTTTTGCCCCTTCAAGTGCTGACTGAAAAGCTACTATGCTTCCGTGTGCATTATCCAGCATCGTATCCGCCATCTTTTTGGCGGCTCCATCTGATTTTTCAAGCGCCTTGGTATTATCCCCCAAAGCCTTTGAACCTTTTTGAAGAAGGATAGCCCAATGTTTATATGCTTCAGCGCCCACAATCGTTTTTAGTGCTGCAGCCTGCTGCTCTTTGGTCATGCCTTTCAGACCTTTTTCCATTTCCTCAACGACTTCCGGCATGCTTTTCATGTTTCCGGCTGCATCGAAGAAATCAAAACCTAATTTTTTGACAAGCTTCGACGCCTTACCCGTTGGCGAAGCGAGACGGATCAAGGATGTACCAAAAGCCTGCCCGGCAATTGAACCCTGGAGACCTGCGTCACCAAAAGCCATAATGGCAGCCGCTGATTCTTCCATTCCCCAACCAAGAGAATTAGCGTTCGGCGCCAAAAACTTCATGGCTTCGCCCATCTGTTCAACATTGGTATTTGCATTGGCTGCGGCGTAAGCAATGACATCCGAGGCGTGCCCTGACTCTTTTGCTTTTAGAGCAAAGGCAGACATGATATTTGAGGTAATATCCGCGGCTGCACCTAATTCCAGTTGGCCGGCTGCCGCCAGACTGAGCATCCCGGGCATTGCGTCATAAATGTCATTAACCTTAAATCCGGCCATTGCCAAAAAACCCTGTGCATCCGCTGCCTGACTTGCTGTAAAGACAGTGGTTGCACCGAGTTCTTTTGCTTGCTCTCTCAATTTTGCGATCTCTGCCGCCGATCCGCCGGAAATGGCCTGGACTTTACTCATTTGCTTTTCAAAGTCCATGCCGACCTGAACAGCATCACGTAGGGACAGAACAAGCGCACCAAAGGCGATGCCCGATGTCATAGCTACTGACGAACCAACGGAACGCATTTTTCCGCCAATTGAATCCATTCGTTCGCCCATGATCCGAACACGGGAGGAAGCTCTTTTCGCTGCCTCCTCTAACGCTTTTATCCTCTGAGTCGTACTATTTAGCGCATTTTGCGTCTTGTTCATCTGCGCTGTGGCATTATTTAAACGGCGGGCAAGGGTTTGCGTTTCCTTTGCATCTTTGCCTTTTTTAATCGCTGAATCTGCATATGCTCTCTCAAGAGCCTTTACTTTGCGTTTATGATTTTCAAGCTCCTGAGTAAGAGATTTTTCGGTTACTTGTGCAGTTTTTAATGCGTTTCCCCACACACCCACGGCCGTACGGTTTTTTTCAAATTCGGATTTTAAATTTTTCATTTGAACAGCACAGGCGCGCATTTCTTGTTTAAACTCAGATGAATTCGAATACAGTTTGACCTTTATGTCTTTGCTCAACCGGGCACCTCCTTATCCGAGAAATTGATCAATATAAATAGGCTCATCATTGTTTTTGGCCTTCGTTTGTTTCTTTTCTTGTGATTTTCTCCGAGCCAGTCTTTTCAGATGATAGACAATGTCCATTTCGTCAATTTGATTCTGTGTATATCCGACTTCCTCAAGGGCGTTATACATATCAAGGACTGACTCGGACAGACTTACTCCCCCGGCTCTTCACCGTTGGAAATTTCTCCGCTATTTAAAAGGGCCGTTGCTTCTGCAATATTCCCCAACACATACTGTGCAGCAGCATAGATTGTTCTTCCTACCAGCCGGGCATCAATTCCATTTTCAAACTCATCAGGCGTGAATTTCTGGCCAAAGGTATTACAGACAAATTCAACCTGTTCATTAGTAAAAAGACGCTCTGAATCTTGTGATTCAAAATCGTCAGCAATCTTTGCAGCCTTCCGGAATAATAAACCTGTAATGTGGTCAGGTGTAACAAATTTTTTATCTTTGCCGTCAAGTCGAAGTGTAATAGACAATGCTTCCATGTAAGTTCCTCCTTTTTCATATAAAAAGAGCGCTCTTAGGCGCTCAATGAATTATTTACCGACATCAACAACAGGCGTTCCCTCTTTCGTGATATCCTTATATACAACTTGTTTGAACCATGTTTCAGCATTAATCCCATTGGCCTTATCTTCTTCTGCTTTTGCATCCCATCTGCGCTTACCCTCTTTTACATTAGTAAGAGGCATGAATTTAATTTTGACCTGCGCTGTTTGGGGCGTAGCTTTCCCTTCGTCCGTTTTGTGTTCAACCGGTACTAATTCTGGGGTCCCTTTAAGCACCCAATAGTATCTGTACCCGCCGGTAGAGAGCTTGGCCCGGAAACCAAGAGCAATCTCTAGTGTCTTATCATCAGCACTAGAAAAATGAATGCCATTCTCCACTTGCTTACCGAAAATCCTTGACTGCATGTCAAGAGGAAGGTCGGCAACTTCCATTTCACCATCAATATCACCTAAACTGTTTACAGTGGCATATGCCACGTTGTCCGCATAAAAAACCTCCTGTTCTGATTTAGGATCAATTTTTAAGTTAACGGCACCCGGTATTTCTTCGGGAACCGAAAATTCAAGCTCATCTTTCGTGTCTTTCAATACTTCGGCAATATGAAACATATCCAAGCCGGATAATACTTTCCCCATCTATTCTTCCTCCTTAAAGTAGCCTTTCACATACCTCATTGCTTTGTGATAGACTTTTGTGTCTTCTTCATACAATGGTTGCGAATCATATCGGCCATAACCGATTGATCGCATTAAATTATCTATTTCATTAGCAATCGACGTTTCAAATCTTCGCGTACCTGCTTGAGTGAATATGCTAATCTGAAACCGAACTTCAAAACAATATGCTTTGTTATCTGCATAACCGGCATCAGCATCTTTAAGTTCATAAAATACGACTCTCGGAAAAGCATTCACATCATTTGCGGTGAGATTATGAATTCCACCCGTTACTAATCCATTCAATTTAGGACTGGACGTAAGAGTTTTGACCAATTCACTAACAGGGGTCATTGTCATTTGATCGGCGCTGTAAGTATTCGCTCCATTAATTCCACAGCAGGCCCCTCCCCTTCTTCCCCGCCTTTTTCTATGAACGGATGCGGCGGCATTTTTGAGGTTCCCCACTCCAAGAACCTCCCGCGATACGCTACCTTTTTATTCGGACCAACGGCCACAAACCTCACTCCGTCCTTGGATTCTCTCACATTGGAGACTGTGATGTTGTCCTGCATATGAGGTTGTTTTTTATCACTCCGGTTAACGTGGGAGCGTTGCCGTTCAGCGATAATTTCACCGCCGGCCTTTAGCGCTACGGGTTCCACCTTTTCGACGTCTCCGCCGATTTTTTCAAAATACTGCGTTAGATCATCTATGCCGTCAAAGCTCATATCAGCCATTGATTCCCACCTCCTGACAAAGAATCTCAAGCTCTTCCCCTTGATCATCCGGATCGTTAGAGTCCAAAATATCAAAAACGCGTTCCGTCTTTTCTTTAGGAACGCGCTTAACAATCCGCATATTCGGTTTTATATCCTTCCGGTAACGCACCGTGATTTTTTTGGGGGTCTTGACCCCCAATGCTCCGGCAATCATAGTTTCGCTATTTCCGAGAGAGCCAGCCCCCTCTACAGCTCCCCAGACCGTGAATAAGTCCACATAGGTTGCATTCCAGTTACCTTCTTCATCCTGTGTCTCGGTTTTCTTTTGAAAGGTCAGACGGTGCCGGAGTTGGCTGATCTTTTTTCTCATTTTCTTGTTCCTCCACAGATATATAACGCAGCTGCGTCAATATATTTTCAGCAGAAAAAGGGATAGATAAGCCGGTGCCCCCGGACTCATATATCCCTTTGTTTTCATACCAATGTTGGACAAGCATTTGAAGCACCAGCTCAAATTGCGGGTGCCCTTCAATATACCTGCCTATCCCGTTGATAATATAGCTTTTGGCCGCCGCCATTTGATTCAAAAGCTGACAATCATCTTCTTCATGCTCGACCTTTAAATAGTTTTTAATAGCCTCTAAATCCATTCAGGACACACCGCCTATTCTGTCGGTTCTTCTTCTGTTCCTTTCAAAGCAGCCAGGTCACTTTCAAGGTTATCCATTTTTTGTTTCAATTCATCAAGCGCTTTTGTAACTTCGCTGTTTAAATGCTCCGGCATCACGCTGCCAGTTCCGATGTTTTTACTCCGGACGGATTTTTCTGCAAGCATTTCATGCACAATGCTGCCCTCTTCAATAACAGCCGGATCGCCCTTTTGACCTGGCTCACCTTGTGGGCCTGGCTCACCTGGAGGGCCCGGTTCGCCTTGAGGGCCTGGTTCACCTTGAGGACCCGGCTCACCTTTCTCCCCTTTTTCACCCTGCAACCCTTTTACAAAAAGCGGATTTTCTTCGCTGTTTTCTTTGAGATAGACCGGCGTTATCGCCTTGCCGTCTTTTCCTTTTTCAGATGAAGTTTTGACTCCATTACTTTCATATAAATAATCTTCAGCCATCTGTAATCATCCTTTTCCTTTTATTTTTTATTCCGTTTTTCCGTCAGACTGAGAACCGGCAAGCTCTTTCAATTTATCTTCAATAGCCTTGAGACGATCTAAAATAGATGAATTTAAGTGTTCTTCCATTACACTGCCGGTGCCGATATTCCTGCTGCGGACCGACTTATCCGCCAGCATTTCATGGGTTACGCTTCCGGGTCCTGGTTCAGATTGGTTGCCGCCGCCTAAACTGACCTCTTGTCCATCTTTAATGACCTTGCCCCCGGCAATTTCTAAAACACCGCCGATGACGGTACGATTTCCCCCGTCGGCGGTGTAGTTTTTTGTTGAATAGCTCATACTTATCTCTCCTTATTCAACCGTGATTTGTCCGAATACTACAGCATCCTCATCCCATTTACGGACATCTTCTCGTTCAATCCCTCTGACTTTTGTTGAATTTGTTTCAAATGCTCCTGCCCCTGTGTCTGTGGATGCAATTGACTGTTGTTCACGATCAAACAGAACAATCGCTTCTTTTAAATTCCCGATGATGAGTGGAGCTTTACCTTTTTGAGTTTTTAATACTCTGTTAGAAAAAGGCACGACAGTTCGTCCATCAAGCAACTTCCTTGTAGGATTGGTTGGGTCTGGCTGTAATAGGTATCTGCCTGTTCCATCTTTAAGCGTGTCTAACCAGCCATATCCGTCTTGGTTTGTCAGCACGATAGAACCCGGCGCCACCATCGGATCAAGCGTGACATTTAATACATTTTTAATACCATCCAAACCATCAATATCTACTTTTTTCAATGATGCAATTGCAGCCAAAATCAAATTGTTACGGGTAACAACTGATTTCTTTGCGAACCATTTTGCTACATATGACATGATCGCTTGATCAGAGTCGTTCAACATTGAATTAGATAGAGTCATGATGCCACCATAATCTATGATTGAGTAGGATACTTTTGTGAATCTAGGCTGATCAATCTCAGGTAAATTCCCCAATTCCTCTACAGGTGAAAACGGCACCATATCAGCATTTTTCTCAAGTAAACGAGTTCCAGATCGAGTTGTGACAGGTTCAACGGTTACATATTGTTCCAACGGCTCAAACTGACGTTTAAATTCATGGATTTGCCTTCCAATATCCTCTGGGATCAAAATTCCGCCATCTTCATCATTTATACCGGACATCGCTCTAAATTCTGGACTATCCAGAAGGTCACGCTCTTCGTCGGTAAGTCTTTTGCCTCTCAATCCTTTAAGGAAAGCTTTGCTGTATTGCTGTTGCCTTTCCTCATTTCCTTGACCTTGTGAACGCTGCCCCTCTGGGTTTCGCTCTTGCTCGGGCACAAAGTTTACACCGCCCGGTAAATCCGGGACATCAAGTGAACGTCCTTCGGTCATCAATTCGATTTGATTTTTAAGCTGTTTCACTTCATCAAGCAATGCACGCGCTTCATCGGTATTGCCCTCCTGCAGTGCCTTGTCTGCTTGCTGCTTCTTTTCAGTAAACTGTTGTCTTAATGCGATTTCTTTTTTGCTCATTTGCATTGGCATAAAATCATTTCCTCCTTGTTTTCTGAACTAAAAAAGACCTTACTCCGGGAGTACAAGGCCTAATAGTTCCAATTCCATTTTTAACGCTTCATCTGATGAATTACGTCTTTCTTTCAGCTGCTCTACCTTTTCTAAACTGCGGGCACCTACAACCGCCTCAGTATCGCTGTAAGCAGGCGTAGTGACGAGCGAAATATCAAAAATACGATTGATTTTATTAATTCGTCGCTCGTAAATGTCCTCATCTTCATTGATACGCCATTCATCTGCCTCAGCATCCCCATAATCAAGTGAAAAAGCAAAGGAGCACTGATTGATCACACCGCTCCTGACATTCTCCATTAAATCACGCGCATATGACGTGTCTGAGGGCTTGAATCGGAATTTGAGGCCTATCCCATCTGTTTCTAATTCAAGGCGGCCAGTATCCCCGGAAACAGTATTTCTCGCTAAGGGGAAATCTTGCTGATGGTTGAAAAGGGCGATGACGTTAGACATGTCAGCTGAGTCAAGAGCTGTTCTACTGATTATCTCTTTAAACCAGCCCAAACGTTCTGACCATTTTTCGAATTTGAGAGCGTACCCTTCGATATATTCACTCTGCCCTTCACCTTCGGAACGCAGTTCAATCGGCGTCGTCAGATGCCGCACCTCTTTATCCTTCATTCTTGTTGTCACCCCCCTTTATGGCGCCGCCAGCTTTAAGCCGCTGATATTCTTCCACAAAATCGAGGAACACATAGTTTAAGCTGGAGATATATTTGTCGCCGTTTTCAATAGGGTTGCGCTCAAGTAATTCTCTGATTTCGTCTTTATTCAGCACTCCTGTTTCATGAAGTGTTTTCAAATACTCCGCTTGCGTCTTACTGTCGCCGCGCAGCTCGCTATCTATATTGAATTTCACGTAATGGCCGCTTTTCTGATCGTGATCTAAGAACAATTTAACGTTTAGTTCTTGTTCAAAATTCACAATCCACGGTTGCAGCGTGTTTCTGACATATTCAATGGACTGATGCTCAATATTTGAAAATGTCGCTTTATCCAATTCGTTCAGCTTATGCAACGGCACTTTATAAATCATGGAAATCTGTGCTTTGTTAAACTTCATAGACTCAACAAATTGAGCTTCTTGCAGAGGCATAGAAATAGATTGATATTCCAGTCCGTTATCTATAATGGCGATATTTTCACCTTGATTCACCCGTTTCCACTCTTTGCGCACGTTCTCTTTTGGTTTTTCATCCAGGAACGCCGGAACTTTCAATATCCCCCGAGGAGTTGCCTCGTTCTTGTACAGTTTGGCGTTATATTTTGTGGCAGCCGCTTGCGCCCCGATATGCTCCCGCACAACGCCAATAGGTGATTTACCATGTATTCCGTCAGTCGAAAGCCCTTTAAAATGCAGTACCTCGTAGTCATATAATTCAATGGCTTTCCCGTTTAACACAGTTTGATACCACAGCATGCCTGTTGTCGGATGAACGTAAGCATTCGTGTAATCAGGGCGCAAGGGAAAGAGCGCTTCCGGGTAACCATGTGGTCCGAATTGAATATAGGAATATGCATTCCCCCAAGTCAGAACATGAGTCATCATGAGCTTTTTCCATGTGAAAGCTGTCATGTAAGGATTCGGCCGAGCATAAACAGCATGCGCGGACATGTGCTCGGGTTTCCGCTCAATGCCGCCGTCCGTTCTTTTATATGTGTGAATCGGCAGTTTCGCAATGTCATCCGATAATACATTGACACATGCAAATATGTCCGGCTGCACAAGTGAGTTGCTTTCACTCACTCTTTCGCCGCTTGCTGTTTTCCGGCCGCCGAACATGTTTAATAAAATGTTGTTAAAACCATCTTCATGATCTGACGAGCCAGAACGTTTCTCAAACATTCGTTCAAGCAGCATTTATATCACCTCGCTTTCTTTGATATGAGGTATGCATAAAACATTAAAAAGACACCCGTCAGAATCAGACCGATGTTGGTGCTCCATCTATAGACAGCTGTCAGGATAAAGGCGGCTCCCGCCATAAACAGCAGATCATTTATTATCAAGCAGAAAAAAGAAAGCAGGGCTTTCAAATACTTGGGGTGAAAAAACCACTTAAAAGAAGCTTTGATCTTTTTCCTGACTTTTTTCATTTTCTCACATCCTAAAAACTGAAATTCCCAGAGCCGAAGTGATTATTTAAATCTACTCTATGGTTTGTGTCGTGATACATCGCTCTGGCGTAAGCATTTATAACAGCCGCAATAGGGTCGATTCTCTGCGGTGATTTTGCTTTATCCAACATGATATTCTCTTGCGGGTCCATTTTCGTAATTGCGTTATTAATTGCCCATGTTAAAACCGGATCATCGCCATGCACGACTTTCCTTTCAAATACCTTTTCTCGAAAGCTTTTTGTTGGTAATGAAAGATGATTGATTCTCTGCGGCAGTTCCACCATTGTATGCCCTTTTGATTCAAGCCGCTGCGCTAAATGAAGAGCATTCCACTTGTCATATGCTGTCTCTTGTAGCCGAAAACGGTTTTTATGAATAAATTCAATGATCCATTGTTCAACTAATTGATAGTCAACTGCTTCGCCAGATGTATAAGTGATAAATCCCATCTCTCTCCACAAATCATATGGCACTTTATCCGTCGCCATTTTTTCTTTGGCTCGGGCTTCAGGCATAAAGGAATGTTGACCGACATAGAAAAAGCCGTCTTGCATGGCCACATATCCAACGGAGGTTAAGTCTGTTGTCATTGATAAATCAAGGCCCAAATAAACGGGCAGTCCTTGCAGATCAGGAATTTCCCCGCTGCAAGCGCGCCATTTTGTCATCTTCATATAACCATTGTCCTTCTGGTCAACCCATCGGTTCATATTTTTGGTGAGGAAACTGCGCATCTTTTCAGGCACTTCAAGAGCCACTTTTAAAGCAGAACGTAATGACTCCATCCCCTCGGGGTATGTTGCCACAATCGGATTCGCCTTGATCCAGTTTGATTCATCTTTTATGTCATCTTCCGGGTCCAGTTCACAGATCATAACAAAATAATCATCATTCTCCGTGTCAATGTCTGGATCAAGAATTTTACTCGTATATTGATATTCCTTAAAGCATGGCCGCTCCATGTTGAAACCCGCTGTCGTAATAACAGCCATTAACGGACTGCGCCGGGCGACCATCCCGCTGTCCAGGACATCGTAAATCTCACTTGTTTCATGTGCGTGGTATTCATCCACAATACCCAATGATGGGTTTTTACCATCCCCGAGCTTCCGGGCCTCACGGGAAAGAGGCTGGATAATGGAGTTTGTTTTATATTTTTTCACGCGGCCATTAGCAGAGGTGTATTTCCCTTTGAGTATCGGCGCGTGATGCAGCTGCTCAAGAATTGCTTGATATACTTCATCTGATTGTTCGCGGGACCAGCCTGCGATAAATACCCGGTGTTTTTCTTGTGTCGGGAAAATCTCATACGACGCTATTAAAGCTAAAAATTGCGATTTCGCATTTTTACGGGCCAGCTGGATATAAGCTTTCCGGAACCGGCGGGCGCCATTTTCTTTTTTATAGAATCCGTATATATTGGCCGCAATAAAAAGCTGAAAGTCTGTTAATTCAATCGGCTGCCCTGCAAGTATACCTTCGACATGATTAAATTGCCGCGACCATTCATAAAAATCCACCACAGCTTCAGCATCAAAGTAATAAGGGCAGTCATCTTCTGCGAGCCGGTCAACATCTTTAAAAAATCGCTCTACAGCCCATTTTTGCTTTTTGCCTGCCTTAATTTCTCCGGAGCGAATTTTCTCAGCATATGACCAAACCCGCTCAATGAGAATTTCGGCTGTAATCTCTTGCATTACATGCGGCCCCCGAACCGTTCTTCCTCTTTTGACTTCGGTTTCCCATCATCTTTTTTCGGGATAACAAGTTTACAGCGAGAGGAAATGGTCAGCCCTAAATCACTAGAAGCTTGCCGGCATTGTTTGAACAGCTTGTCTTGATTGATAAGCAAATCACTGTATGTCTTGTTCGCTACTTCAAATTTATTTCCGTCATCATCCTCAACTAATGCAGTAATGGGCGTTTCGAGTAAGACTTCGGTCATTTCCAAGTATTGTTTTTGAGCAAACAAAAAACGGGCAAGCGCGTCCACATCTAAATTAGTCATAATTCCGATGTTTTTTAGCTCATCCGCTATCTTTTTAAACTCTCTTTTTAAGTCTTTTGGCAAATATGATGGAGCTTTTACTTTGTCGTTTGGTGCCTTTACTTCCTGTGCTCGACGCTCCTCAATCTCTTGCTTTGTCAAGTTTTTCTTGCCTTTCACCAGTAGCAAGTCAACAGGTTGCCGCGGTCTAGCCATTCCCTCACCTCCTTCCGAATTTTCATTTAGGGAATTTATCAAAATGGGGAGGGGAGCGCGGTCTCCGGCAAACGTCCTCAAGGGATTTAAGGGTGGGGGGGCTCCATCTCCTTCTTCAGCTGGTTCATGGCTGCTTGAATATCAGTTTGTGCTGCTTTTATTTTCTTTGAATATAGATCGACAGCTGATTCCTTTTTCATATTACGACGCAAAGCAAATATCTTTCTTATTCTGTGCTGCATTCGTCTGATGTCCTCGTTCGTATAGAAGGATGTATACTCAGCCTTGCAGCGTGGACACTTGATATAATGCTGCTTGATTCCATTGTCGTGCTTCCTTATCTTTGAACAGCCTTTGATAAGAAGTCTGGTCATGCATTGATCACACACGCATGTTTGATGTTCTGTTTCCAAATCCTCCATCCTCCTTTGCCGTCTTCCGGCTATGGCACGGCCCGCAGAGAGGCTGCCAGTTACCCGAGTCCCAGAGTAGTTTCATGTCGCCTTTATGCGGAACGATATGATCGACAACTGTCGCCGGGGTTCTTCTGCCCTGCATCAAACAGGCGGCACATAACGGATATTTGGACAGGTAGCCAGCACGCGCCTGCCTCCACTTGCTGTTATACCCCCTTTTGGCAGCAGACTCCCGGTATTGATCATAGGCCGGCTTGGTTCTCTTATGCTGTACGCAGTAGCCCTCTCGCGACAAATTGGGGCAGCCTGGTTCATTGCAGGGCCTCAAAGCTTTCTTCATTCCAATCCCTCCAATCATATTCTTTCTAAACTGCGCCCGCACTCAAGCCGTTAACCGCCAATTGTCTATCCTGAGATTTACCGGCCGCAGTTTACAGAGAATATAAAAAAGCACCTGTTTACACCAGGTGCATTTATACTTTTTCTTTATGTTTATTCAATGGACTAATGTATTCTTTCTTTTTAAAATTTGGTGATTCAAAGCGTTCCCACCAAAATAGAATTTTTTCATCTTCCGGTAGTAGCTCATCAACCCTAACTACAAAATCTAAACAGTCTTGTGCGATTTCAATAACATCATTCATATTGAGATCAATAAAGGGTTGCAACTGCGATAAATTATTACTCTGCTCTATAAAAGCAGAACTGTGTATAAATCGATCTCTTATCTTTATATGCTCGTTAATATTCTTAAAGAGTTGTTTTATTTTTTTATCCTCTTTTATATGTTGATGTAGTTTGAAAATGACTTGTCTAACTATTTGTTTGTCTTGGATATATCCATCTTGATTAAGTGCCTTCGTTACAGGATGGTTCTCACTTAGATCATTTTTAGATTTTAAATTGTAAAAGTAATAATACAAATAGGCTTCGAAGAATGTTATTGAGGTAATAACAAATTGTCTAGAACAAGTTGAATACCTGAAGTTTAACTTTCTTACTTCTATTGGATC